GATAATCGTTTCGTCATCTGCAAGATGCCAAGACAGACTGGTAAGACTACAACAATTATAAGTTATCTTCTTCATTACGCTATCTTTAATGAGCAAGTCAATATTGCTATTCTTGCTAACAAAGGTTCTACTGCTCGTGATATTTTACAAAGACTACAAACTGCTTATGAAAATCTACCAAAGTGGTTGCAACAAGGAGTGCTTGTATGGAACAAAGGTAGCATAGAATTAGAGAATGGTAGTAAGATAATTGCCGCCTCTACATCGTCTTCTGCCGTTCGTGGTAGTTCATTCAACATTATTTTTCTTGATGAGTTTGCTCATATTGATCCACCGTCTCTTGCTGATCAATTCTTTACATCTGTATATCCTACAATCTCTTCTGGTAAGACTACGAAAGTATTCATAGTATCTACACCAAAAGGATTGAATATGTTCTATAAATTATGGGTAGATGCAGAAGAAGGACGTAGTGATTACATACCAATTGATATTCATTGGTCACAAGTTCCTGGTAGAGATGAGGCATGGAAAGAAGAGACTATTCGTAATACGAGTGAAGTTCAGTTTGCTCAAGAATATGATTGTGAGTTTATCGGTTCTCAACATACACTTATTACTGCAACTAAATTGAGAATGCTTGCATATAAAGCACCAATACAAAAACGAGACAGTCTTGACATCTATGAGGATGTAGATCCTAGTCATTCGTATGTTTGCATTGTTGATGTTGCACGAGGTAGAGGACTAGATTATTCTGCCGTTTCTGTCATAGACACTACACGATATCCAAACATTCAAGTTGCAAAATATAGAGATCCCAATGTATCACCAATGGTGCTTCCTACAATCGTACAGAATATAGCAAGATATTATAACAACGCATTTGTTCTTGTTGAAACAAATGATATAGGAGGTCAGGTAGGTGATATACTGCATTATGATTTAGAGTATGAAAATATATTTCATGCTACAATCAATGGACGTGCAGGGCAAACCCTTGGTGGAGGTTTTGGAGGAGGCACTCAAATAGGTGTTAGAACAACAAAAGAAGTCAAACGAAAAGGTTGCTCTAATCTAAAAGATCTTATTGAAAGTGACAAACTTATAATACATGATTTAGATACTATCAGTGAGTTGACAACGTTTGTTGCTCATGGTCAATCATATCAAGCAGAAGAGGGATGTCATGATGATCTTGTAATGACACTTGTATTGTTTGGATGGATGATTGAACAACGTTACTATAAAGAAGTCACTGATAATGACCTACGAGAAAAACTTGAAGCAGAGCAGTTAGCACAATTAGAAGAAAGTGTTATGCCATTTGGATTTCTTGAAGGAAATTTTGAGGAGCCACAATATGAAAAGATGGGAGGAGAGAATTGGATAATCGATAAAAGATTTTCTACAGATTATCTTCATTAATTCTATGTATTTTAGTAGCATCTTTAATATCTGTAATTAATTTTTCTACTTGTTTACATAAGTCAGGTCTCAACTTACAAAGTTTCTCAAGGTATCTTATAGATTCCTTAAAAATCATTTCTTCATTAATTCTTAACACATAAAATTTACCTCTTGTCTCACTTTTAGTTGTGAGATAGAGATGTTCAGGATTGACACAATATGTATTGTTACATTGTTGATGTACAATCTTGTCGCCTATTTCACCATTATATGCAAGATAAGCAAATCTATGTGCTGGTATTGACTTACCCTCATACGAGAACATACCATAGCCTTGTTTGGTTTTACTAGCAGTCCAAAACCAACAATCACCAGTCTTAATAATTTTTTTCTCAAATCTTTCAATCGCCTTATTCATGATTATATTTATATTTCAATAAATAAAAATTGTTCTAAAAAACTCAAAAAAATAAATAATAGTACGAATTACACCAATAACAGGAGAAAAACATGGCATTTCAAGTAAGCCCAGGTGTAGCAACGGCAGAAATAGATTTAACAACTAGAGTTCCTATTCCATCACTTTCGCAAGCCGCAATGTGTATGATATCAAAATGGGGTCCTTTACATGAGATTGTTACTGTTTCTTCTGAAGATGACCTGGTAGAAAAATTCGGTAAGCCTGACGGAGATAATTTTCGTAATTGGCTTAATGGTGCAAACTTTTTAACTTATGCTAACACACTAAGAGTTGTACGTACTGCCAATACATCAGAGGCAAACAATGCAGTATCTAACGGTAATGCAGTTCTTGTTAGAAATGATGCAGAGTATCAAAATACTGCATCATTATCTGATACTGGAACAAGCGGAAGAACATGGATTGCAAAACATGCCGGTTCATTAGGTAACTCATTAAAGACTTCTGTATGTGTAGCCACAAGAGCAAATACTCAGGTACAAGACAATATTGTTTCTTTAGCATCTAATGCTGATATTACTTTGACAGGTACATTTACTGTAGGTTCTGATGAAACTGTCACTGCCACAACTGCTTCTGCAGGAAGAGTTGACGAAGAATTAGAGGTTGGTGATGTAATCATTAATCAAACTACAAATGAATTTGCTATTGTTGAGACAGTCACAAATAGTTCATCTTTTATTGCAACTCAAAACGATGCAAGTTCAATGACAAGTGGATCAACAATTTCACTAACACGTTTAAGAAGATCTGCATTTATCGAAGGTTCTAGAAATATGATGGGTGTTATTGATGGTACTGCAGGTGGAAACACACTATCAGGAACTAACACTCGCTTTCAATTACAATTGCATGTAGGTGATATTCTCACCATTAATGATGGTACAGGTGATATTAGAAGAAAAGTTACTGCTATCGCTAGTGATACATCGGCAACTGTAGATGAAACATTTACACTATCTTTTTCTAACAAAACTTATCAAAGAGAATGGGAATTTAGAAGTGACTTTGATAAAGAACCTTTGACAAGTGATTACGCATATAAAACATCTGGTTCCAAAAATGTGAATGATGAAATTCATGTCATTTTAGTTGACGAAGACGGAGATTGGACAGGTTCTAAAGATGTAAGAGGAGCGAATAGATTAGTTTCTAAATCAGTTCTTGAAAGATATTCAGCATTGTCAGTTGCAAATGGTGCTATTTCTTCCACAGGCGAAAGCATTTATTATAAAGATTATGTAAACGATCATTCTAATTATATTAGATGGGGAGATCACGCTGGAGAGGGTGATGCTGTTACACGAACAGCCGAAGGCGGAGATAACACAATATGTTTGAGTTGGGGAAACACATTAGGCGAATCAAATACCGCCGCAAATAATTCTTTTAGAGGATCTTTTGGCGCATTGACACAAGCAAATGGTATTATTACTGAAAGTTTTTCAGGTGGTAATAATGGTGCTACAGTATCAGATGCAGATTATATTATTGGATGGAAAGAATTTCAAGATCCTAATAAAGTGGATATTTCATTCGTACTATCAGGTGAATCATCAAACACACTTTCTACATTCTTAATTCAAGAAATTGCAGAGAATAGAAAAGATTGTGTCGCTTTCATATCACCTGAAAATGCGGACATAGTAAATCAGACTGGTTCTGAGGTTACAAATATCAATGCAAGAAGAAATTCACTACCGAGTTCAAGTTACGGTGTTATGGATGGAAACTACAAATATATGCTAGATAGATTTAATGGTGTTTTTAGATACGTTCCATTAAACGGTGACATTGCAGGTCTTTGTGCATCTTCTGACAACATTAATCCTTACATATCACCAGCAGGTTTTAATAGAGGTAATGTAAAGAATGTTACAAAACTTGCTTTTAATCCAACACGAACAAATAGGGATGATCTTTATGTTAATGGTGTTAACCCTATTGTATCTTTTCCAGGACAAGGTACAGTCTTGTTTGGGGACAAAACGTTGTTAGCAAAACCATCTGCTTTTGACAGAATTAATGTACGTAGATTGTTTATTATTCTTGAAAAAGCAATTGCTAATGCCGCTCAATTTTCTTTGTTTGAGTTTAATGATGAATTCACACGGTCACAATTTGTTTCTCTTGTCGAACCATTTTTAAGAGATGTACAAGCGAGAAGAGGTATTATTGATTTCAAGGTTGTTTGCGACGGATCAAACAATCCTCCTTCTGTGGTTGATAGAAATGAATTTAGAGGAGATATCTTCATTAAACCTAGTAGATCTATTAACTTTATTAGTCTCAACTTTGTTGCCGTTGCTTCTGGAGTTGAATTTTCTGAAGTAATCAACGCAATTTAAGGAGTATAAATGGCATTCAATATTTCAACATTTAAGCAACAAATGACAGGCGATGGAGCGAGACCTAATTTATTTAGAGTCACGCTTGGAGGCGCTAGTGGTTATCTCGATGTAGATTCAGATGATCATTTTTTCATTAGAGCATCATCCATACCAGGTGGAACGATAGGTCAAGTAGTCGTTCCATATTTTGGTAGAGAAGTCAAATTTGCTGGAAACAGAACATTTGCTGAATGGACTGTAACAGTAATTAATGATGAAAATTTCAAGACAAGAGGAAGACTTGAAAGATGGATGGAAAGAATTAACAATCATCAAGCCAATCTAAGATCTGGTAACACACCAGGAGGATATTTTGGTACTGGAACTGTTACTCAATTGGGTAAAAATACGTCTACACAGACTTTAAGAACTTACTCATTTGTAAATATATTTCCTACCGATTTGTCTGAGATTACTCTTGATTGGGGAGATAACGACTCGATTGAGGAATTTACTTGTACCTTTGCATATGATTACTGGACTGCTACAAGTTCAGGATCGCCTGCAACTGGTGCGACTCAGGCTATTATAGCATAATTATTTTCTGAATTTGTGGGTGAATAAATATAAAGAATGTAAAAGTTTTTTATATCACCCACAAAGGAACTTATTATGCCTATTGATTTGTTCGGCTTCACCATAGGTCGAAAACAAGAACCCACCAAAACGCTTCAGGCATTTGCAAAACCAGAGTATGAAGATGGAGCATTACCTGTGTCATCAGGTGGTGTATTCGGAACATATCTGGATACAGATGCAACAATCAAAACAGAATTTGAGTTAGTAAATAGATATCGTGATATGGCTCTTCAGGCAGAAGTTGAAGCCGCCATAGATGATATTGTCAATGAAGCCATCGTTACTTCTCATGAAGTTCCACCTGTTAGAATAAATTTAGATAACATTAACGTATCTGATAACATCAAAGAAAAAATTAAATCAGAATTTAGAGAAGTTATTAGACTTCTTGATTTTAATAAAAAGGGCGTAGATATTTTCAAGAGATGGTACATAGACGGTAGATGTTATTATCATGTTGTCATAGACGAAAAACAACCAAAACGAGGTATACAAGATCTTAAAGTTTTAGATCCTAGAAAGATCAGAAAAGTACGAGAGACAAAAAAGAAAGAGGGTGATCCAAGACAAATACCATACGGTTCTCAACAAAGAGAGACTAGAGAATATTTCGTATATAATGAAAAAGGACTTTACAAAGGGCAAGGACAAGGATACAATACGGCATTTGGACAAGCCGCATCTGGTATTCGTATAGCAACTGATGCTATCATTTATACACATTCCGGTTTATTAAACGCACAAAGATCAATGATAATGTCTTATTTACATAAGGCAATTAAACCTCTCAATCAATTGAGAATGCTAGAAGATGCATTAGTCATTTATCGTATCTCAAGAGCACCAGAAAGAAGAATTTTCTATATTGATGTAGGTAATCTTCCAAAATTAAAAGCAGAACAATATTTAAGAGATTTGATGACTAAGTATCGTAACAAATTAGTTTATGATGCTAATACAGGTGAAATAAGAGATGACAGAAAACATATGTCTATGCTTGAAGACTATTGGCTTCCTCGTAGAGAAGGAGGAAGAGGTACTGAAATTTCGACTTTACCAGGTGGTCAAAATCTTGGTGATATAGAAGATATACTTTATTTTCAGAAAAAACTTTATAAAGCATTAAATGTTCCTATATCAAGATTAGAATCGGAAGCAAACTATACCATAGGTAGAGCAACAGAAATTTCTAGAGATGAGGTGAAGTTTACACGGTTTGTCAATAAATTACAAACTGCATTTAGTGAATTGTTTAATGAATGTCTTGATAGACAACTTACACTTAAAGGCATTCTTTCAAGAGAGGATTGGAAAAAATTAAAAGCAGATGTTTATTATGTCTATGAAAATGATAGTCATTTTGCTGAAGTAAAAAATGCAGAACTTATGCAAGATAGAATGAATCTGTTGAGAGATCTTTCAGATTATGCAGGTAAATATTATTCACATGAATTTATACGTAAACATATTCTAAGACAGACTGATGATCAGATAAGAGAAATCGATGATGCAATTTCTTCTGAATTAGATGATCCTAGGTACAATAGAGATGATCAAGCAGGTGCAGGTGCAGGTGGTGGTATGCCAATGTATAATGAAACAGAACCTGACGATAAAAAAGAGGTAATTTTAGAAGACATAGATAAAAGAATAGAAGAGAAATTTGAGATAGCAAAGAAAGACAAAGAATTGAAAGAAACAGTTTCGGATGTTTTTAATTCTATTTTAGAAGATGATGATGATGAACTTAAAGACACTCTCAATGATGTGTTTAACTCGGTACGGAAATAGTATAAGTGAGCAAAGATAACGATAATGCTGAGAGTCTAGAATTACAAAAAGTTCTAGCCGCCTCTCTTGCATACACCCAAAAAGAGTTTCGTAGAGCAAAACGAGAACTGATCGAAGAATTTAAGGAAGTTCTTGATCCTGATACTGGTGAAAGTATCAAAATTCTTGAGATAAAAGGTGCAAGAGGTCCAAAAGGAGAGCGTGGTGAGCGTGGAGAAACTGGGCCACAAGGCGCAAGAGGTGAAGCAGGACCTCCAGGTATCGATGGAAAGATGGGTGTTCAAGGTCTCATGGGACCTCAAGGAGAAAAAGGAGACCCAGGTGAAAGAGGACCTCAAGGGGAGAGGGGTCTTCAAGGAGATAGTGCAGACGTTGCGCCTCTTGAAGATGAAATAAAACTTATCAAAGACACCCTCAAAAATGTTGGACAACAATCTGCAAGTACCGCACAAAAAGTAAATGCTATTGGTTGGGGCGAATATCAAGGTGGTGGCGGTGGTGGTAAAGAATCCTTTGGCGAAAATATAGGTTCAGGTGCAGTTCAAGTATTTAAGCAAATGCGCCAAGATGGCGAAACTGCTTTCATGCAATTTCGTTCTATTGATGCTACGACAATTTTTTCTGTATCTCAAACTTCAGGTACGATTACAATTGGTCTGAACACTGATATAATTGATGTAGATGAAAATAATAATGTAATAATAAAAAACAGTCTGAGAGTTGATAAAACTCAAAGTTTGATTATTGGAACTGGCACTCAAAATGCAGTTCTTGGTTTTGCGGCCACGACTGGCACAGATTTTTCTATACGTGACACTTCTAATAATCAGATTCTTTCCATACTTGAAAACAAAGAAATTACAGATACATCTCTTGGCAATACTGGTCAAGTATTACGTGTCACTGCAAACGGCACTCATTTAGAATTTGGTCAAGCATCAACTCCTCTTACAATAGATGAAACTGCAGGTAATCAAAACTCTGTTACAAATGTTACATCTATATCTGTCACATCAGGTGATGGTCTTTCATTAGTACCTGGTGATAATCCTGGAGAAGTCACTCTTAAATCTATTATACTTGAAGGACAAACATCAGGTTCCGCTGGTAGTGCAGGTTCCGCTGGCTCTTCAGGAACTACTGGTTCATCTGGATCAGGAGGTTCATCAGGTACCGCAGGTTCATCTGGCTCAGGTGGTAGTTCAGGTACTGCAGGTTCAGCAGGGTCCGCTGGATCGGCAGGTTCTTCAGGTTCAGGTGGTAGTTCAGGTACTGCAGGTTCAGCAGGGTCCGCTGGATCGGCAGGCTCAACAGGTAGTTCAGGATCATCTGGTACAACTGGATCATCTGGAAGTGCAGGTTCAACAGGGTCAGCAGGATCCTCAGGTTCAGCAGGTAGTGCAGGTAGTGCAGGATCATCAGGTACAGACGGTATTGATGGATCATTTTTAGGCACTCATGGGACATCTGGTTCAACTGGTAGTGCAGGTTCATCTGGATCTGGAGGTTCTTCTGGTACTTCAGGATCGTCTGGAACATCTGGAGCAGATGGAGACTTTGGTGGTGTAACATTTAAGTATCAATTTTCAACAAGTACAGTAGTATCTGATCCTGGTCCTGGTAAATTAAAATTAAATAATAGCACACCTGCAAACGTAACTAATTTAAGTATTGATAAATTAGATCAAGACTCTTCAGACATAACTGATTTTTTAAGCACGATTGATGATTCAACAAATACTATAAAAGGCCACTTCAAGATATCTCAAAGAGGAGTACCTGGTAATTTTATGTTGTTTGTCATCAATTCGATGACTACACGAACAGGACATTTTGAGGTAAATTGTACACTCGTAACTAATTCTGTAAGCAGTTTCACTAATAATGAAAATCTTTTAATATCATTTGCTAGAAGTGGTGATGCTGGTCCAGGAGGTTCTTCTGGCTCGTCAGGAACTGCAGGAAGTTCAGGTTCTGGAGGATCATCAGGAACAACAGGAACATCTGGTTCGACAGGATCTGCAGGTTCAGCAGGTACAACTGGTTCATCTGGTAGTTCAGGTGATGCAGGTTCTTCTGGTAGTTCAGGTGTTGATGGATCAGACGGTTTATTTTTTGGTTCATCAGGTAGTGCAGGTAGTGCAGGGTCAGCAGGTTCTGCAGGGTCGGCAGGTAGTGCAGGCAGTGCAGGTTCAGCAGGGTCCGCTGGTTCGGCAGGTAGTGCAGGCAGTGCAGGTTCAGCAGGGTCCGCTGGTTCGGCAGGTTCAGCAGGTTCCGCTGGTAGTGCAGGTAGTGCAGGTTCGTCAGGTAGTGCAGGATCAGCAGGTTCGGCAGGGTCAGCAGGTTCAGCAGGGTCCGCTGGTTCAGCAGGTTCTGGAGGAAGTTCAGGTACTGCAGGGAGTTCAGGTTCTGGTGGATCATCAGGAACAACAGGAACATCTGGTTCAGCAGGTAGTGCAGGATCGGCAGGGTCCGCTGGTAGTGCAGGGTCCGCAGGTTCAGCAGGTTCAGCAGGCAGTGCAGGTTCAGCAGGTTCAGCAGGCAGTGCAGGTTCAGCAGGTTCAGCAGGCAGTGCAGGTTCATCTGGAACTACTGGTTCATCTGGTTCAGCAGGTAGTGCAGGCTCAACAGGTTCATCTGGTTCTACAGGTTCGGCAGGGTCCGCTGGCTCAGCAGGGTCCTCTGGTTCAGGTGGTAGTTCAGGTACCGCAGGCTCCACAGGTTCAGCAGGCAGTTCAGGTTCCGCAGGTTCAGCAGGGTCCTCTGGCAGTGCAGGTTCAGCAGGTTCGTCTGGATCTGGAGGTTCTTCTGGTACGTCTGGTTCAGCAGGTAGTGCTGGCTCCGCAGGTTCAGCAGGGTCCACAGGTTCTTCTGGAAGTGCAGGTACAACTGGTAGTGCAGGTTCATCTGGTTCAGGTGGTAGTTCAGGTACTGCAGGATCTGCAGGTTCAACAGGTAGTGCAGGCTCCACAGGTTCAGCAGGCAGTTCAGGTTCCGCAGGTTCAGCAGGGTCCGCTGGCAGTGCAGGTTCAGCAGGTTCGTCTGGATCTGGAGGTTCTTCTGGTACGTCTGGTTCATCCGGAACTGCAGGTTCCTCTGGAAGAGATGGTGTATTCGGCGGTGCTTCTTTTCAATATCAATACAATAATACTGTATTTAATGGTGCTCATGGTGGTCCTGGTTCAGGAAAATTAACAGTTGGCATTGCAAGTGGCTCTGCACCAACCGTATACTCTCAAGTTGATACTATTGCAATAAGTGAATTCGATCAAAGTTCTACCGACACAGAATCGTTTATTAATCAGATAGCAGATTCATCTTCAGCAATAAAAGGCCATGTAAGAATTAATCGTAAAACATACACAGACGAATATGTAATGTTTTCGATTACAGGAGTTACAAATAATACAGGTTATCAAGATTTAACAGTAGCAAAAATTGCTGGTCAAGATACTTTTTTCACAAACAATTTAGACATTGTAGTAACTTTCGCTAGAACTGGTGATTCTGGTACTTCTGGAACATCTGGTACTGCAGGTTCAACAGGTTCATCTGGATCTGCAGGATCATCAGGAACAACAGGATCGTCTGGATCAGCAGGAACAACTGGCTCGGCAGGTTCATCAGGAAGTTCAGGCTCTGCAGGTTCAGCAGGTAGTGCAGGTTCATCAGGAACAACAGGGTCATCAGGATCGGCAGGCAGTGCAGGTTCAGCAGGGTCCTCTGGTAGTGCAGGATCCGCTGGTTCAGCAGGTAGTGCAGGTTCATCAGGAACAACAGGGTCATCAGGATCGGCAGGCAGTGCAGGTTCAGCAGGGTCCTCTGGTAGTGCAGGTTCAGCAGGGTCCGCAGGGTCCGCTGGCAGTGCAGGTTCTGCAGGTAGTGCAGGCTCAGCAGGTTCTACTGGAAGTGCAGGATCAACTGGTTCAGCAGGTTCGTCAGGGTCCGCTGGTAGTGCAGGTTCAGCAGGTAGTGCTGGTTCCGCAGGAAGTGCAGGATCAGCAGGTTCTACCGGAAGTGCAGGTTCAGCAGGTAGTTCAGGTTCAGCAGGTAGTGCAGGATCAGCAGGTAGTTCAGGTACCGCTGGTAGTTCAGGTTTATCTGGTTCTGCAGGTACTGCAGGAACATCTGGTTCAGCAGGGTCAGGAGGTTCTTCTGGTATCGATGGTGCTTCGGTTGGATTATTCATTAACTATAGTATAAACACTGGAACACAATCACCAGCACAAAATAGAGGTACTGTATCATTTGTAGGTTCAGGTGCATATGGAGTTGGTGGACTATCTTTTGGAGGTTCATATACTACATCTTCAGTAGGTGAGGTAGCAAAGTATATTATCATTAAAATAGATGCTAATGGCACTCCAGATACGTTTGAGTGGTATTTACAACCTGTGTCTGTAGGTAGTGGTCCTGATGTAACTTATAGACAAGCGACTGGAGTTAATACCTCAACAGGTGTAACCACTCTTGGTTCAACAGGAATGTCTGTAACATTCGATGCAACGACTGGACATACTGTAGGAGATTACTGGTATATTCCATTAAAGCCTTTCGATCTAGGCGATTTTAGATTTGATAATGCTTCAATGGCTCATGTAACAAAATTTTACATGAGTGATGAATCGAGACAAAATGTAGATATGCAAGCCCTTATAAGAACGTTTGATGATTCAACATCAGATGTAAAAGGGCACATGACTTTTACACGACAAAATGATCCTACGCAATTTGCTGTTTTTAGATTTTTAACTCTTAATGAAGATAATACTTACAAGTTTTTCACCGTAGATGTTGAACATATAGTAGATTCTGATCCTGGTTTTACAGATGACGAATTTGTAATTATTAGTTTCACAAGAACAGGTGATACAGGAACTGCAGGAACATCTGGATCAGCAGGTAGTGCAGGTTCCGCTGGCAGTGCAGGTTCAGCAGGTTCCGCTGGCAGTGCAGGTTCAGCAGGTTCCGCTGGAAGTTCAGGTACATCTGGTTTAGATGGTAGTGCATTTGTTCATACGCAAGGAACTGCATCAAAAATATGGACTATAAATCATAACTTAGGTGTTCAAGCGGCCGCCGTTACGGTTTATGATAATGATTACCGTGTAATATATCCTGAATCTACACAATTAGTAAATACGTCTACAGTTAAAGTTGTTTTTCCAGAACCAACTCAAGGATTTGCATCTATCACATATGGTCAGTCATCTTCTGGTAGTGCAGGGTCCGCTGGTAGTGCAGGTTCAGCAGGCAGTGCAGGAAGTGCAGGATCAGCAGGGTCCGCTGGTAGTACAGGTTCTGCCGGCAGTGCAGGGTCCGCTGGCAGTGCAGGCTCAGCAGGTAGTTCTGGACTAAGTGGTACATCTGGTAGTGCAGGATCTGCAGGTAGTGCAGGCAGTGCAGGATCCGCTGGTTCAGCAGGTTCAACAGGTAGTGCAGGGTCGGCTGGTACAACTGGTTCATCTGGTAGTGCAGGATCTGCAGGTAGTGCAGGCAGTGCAGGATCCGCTGGTTCAGCAGGGTCGGCCGGTACATCTGGAACTTCAGGATCAGATGGTAGTTTTGGTGGTGCATCATTTAAGTTTCAATACGAAAAGAATTTTGATTATAATACAAACCCAGGTGCTGGTGAGTTTAGAATATCTCAAACTGCACTAGGAGCATCAGGTACTGCAGGAACTACTCCTCAAAACGCAGACATGATTCTAATTCATCAAACAGATGAAGACGGATCAAATATTAATTCTTTTCTAGTAACAGTTGATGATTCTACAAGTCCAATCAAAGGACACGTAAAGATTACAAACAATCAGGATCCAACTGAATATGTTATGTATGCAATATCTGGTGCTTTGACAGAAGTAACAGATGCAGTCAATGGAAACTATTTTAAGTTTAATCTTGTTTATTTGTCAGGTGCACCAGGTACATCAGGAACTGCAGGTAATTCAGGTCTTATCGATCAACGAGATTACTTTCTTACATTTGCTAGAGCAGGTGATGCAGGGTCCGCAGGATCGTCAGGTAGTTCAGGAACTGCAGGTTCAGCAGGATCGGCTGGTACAACAGGTTCATCAGGTAGTGCAGGTTCAGCAGGTTCAGCAGGGTCCGCTGGTTCAGCAGGTTCAGCAGGGTCCGCTGGTAGTGCAGGTTCAGCAGGGTCCGCAGGTTCAACAGGGTCCGCAGGCTCAGCAGGATCCGCTGGTTCAGCAGGTTCAGCAGGGTCCGCAGGTAGTGCAGGGTCAGCAGGCAGTGCAGGAAGTGCAGGATCAGCAGGCAGTGCAGGCAGTGCAGGAAGTGCAGGGTCAGCAGGCTCAACAGGGTCCGCTGGTAGTGCAGGAAGTGCAGGTTCAGCAGGTAGTGCAGGTTCCGCAGGGTCCGCAGGCAGTGCAGGTTCCGCAGGGTCGGCAGGATCTGCAGGTAGTGCAGGATCGTCAGGAACTTCAGGTAGAGATGGTGGTTCTTATATTCATACACAAACAACTGCATCAAAAATTTGGAATATAAATCACCAGTTAAGCACAAGGCCTATCAATGTTGTATTTGTAGACTTACAGTACAAGGTTATGATTCCTGAATCAGTTCAATTTGTAAATGATAATCAAACAAAGGTGATATGGACTGAAGCACAAACAGGATATGCATCAGTAACGTTTGGACAAGCATCTTCAGGAACTTCTGGGGCAGATGGAGCGTTAGCATCAGGTTCTGTAAAATATAGTTTTGATGTAGATACAAATTCTTCAGGTCCAAGTTTAACATATCCAGGTGCTGGTAATCTTAAATTTAATAATACAAATCTTGGATCTGCTACAGAAGTATTTTTTAATGCACAAGAAAATGGAGGCACAGATTTAAGAGGGTTGTTCCGATACATTGACAACTCTACAAATGACGATAAATTTATCATGAAAGTCACCAAAATTGGTGATGAAAATAAGTATGTTGTCTATAAAACTACGACAATATTTACTGAATCGTCATTTGATGGTAGTGTATATTTTAAGAATTCCAATCTCGAATATCTCTCTGGATCAGCAGGGAATGCAGGTTATGGTTTCGATGCTAATGATCAATTAGCAGTATCATTCACAAGAATGTCTGATGCTGGTACTGCAGGGTCTTCAGGTACTGCAGGTAGTTCAGGTTCAGGAGGTTCATCAGGCACATCAGGAACAACAGGATCATCTGGTAGTGCAGGATCTTCAGGTTCAGCAGGTACCGCAGGTAGTGCAGGTTCAGCAGGTACCGCAGGTAGTGCAGGTTCAGGAGGTTCATCAGGTACATCAGGTACAGATGGTGTTGATGGTGTAGCGACTGGAACTTCTGGAAGTGCAGGTTCAGCAGGTTCGACAGGATCAGCAGGATCATCAGGTTCTTCAGGTTCTTCTGGAGAGGCAGGAACTGCAGGTAGTGCAGGTTCTTCAGGTTCATCTGGACAAACAGGTACCGCAGGTAGTGCAGGATCATCAGGCAGTTCAGGTTCTGGAGGTTCATCAGGAACATCAGGAACATCTGGTTCCGATGGTTCTTTTGGCGGTGCCGCTTTTAAGTATAGTTTTGAGACATCACAATTAGTACCAAGTTTAGATAATACTACAAATACATTGACCTCTGGTGGATTGAGATTTAATCAAAATCTAACCGATCCTAATCTTAGAATGTTCATATCTGAAACCGATGCAGATGGAACAGGTATAGCAGAATTTCTTTCAGTTGTTGATGATTCGACAAGCACAATAAAAGGACATGTTAAAGTTTCTTCAAGAGCAGATAATTCTGTTTTTAACATGTATTCTATATCTTCTACAACTGATAATACTAATCATTATGTGATATCAGTAACATTTATTGATGGCGATGGTAATGGTATTTTCAGTAATGGTAGTGATGTAATTGTAACATTCTCACGTACAGGTGATGCTGGTGTAGATGGTACGGCAGGCAGTTCAGGAACAGCAGGATCTGCAGGTAGTGCAGGGTCCGCAGGTTCAGCAGGCTCAGCAGGGTCGGCAGGTTCAGCAGGGTCCGCTGGCAGTGCAGGAAGTGCAGGATCTGCTGGCAGTGCAGGAAGTGCAGGATCTGCTGGCAGTGCAGGATCAGCAGGATCCGCTGGAAGTGCAGGATCATCAGGAACTTCTGGTCAAGACGGCAGTTCGTTTATTCACATACAATCATCCGCATCAAAAGTATGGACTGTTAATCATGGTCTAGGTGTTCAAGTTGCCGCCGTTACTGTATATGATACAGACTTTAAGATAATACAACCAGAAACAGTACAACTTATTACTACAGGTATTGCAAAAGTAGTCTTTACTGAACCAAAACAAGGTTATGTTTCTGTGACATATGGTCAGTCATCTTCTGGTAGTGCAGGTTCAGCAGGCAGTGCAGGAAGTGCAGGATCAGCAGGTTCAGCAGGCTCCGCAGGCTCTGCAGGTAGTGCAGGAAGTGCAGGCTCCGCAGGTAGTGCAGGAAGTGCAGGCTCCGCAGGTAGTGCAGGCTCCGCTGGCAGTGCAGGTTCAGCAGGTTCAGCAGGGTCGGCAGGGTCGGCAGGTTCGGCAGGGTCGGCAGGTTCAGCAGGGTCGGCAGGTTCAGCAGGATCTTCAGGAACATCTGGTAGAGATGGTGGTAAATTTGTTCACACTCAAACAACTGCATCTACAAGATGGGTTGTAACTCATAATCTAAATTCTAGACCACTTTCATTTACTGCATCTAATTTAGAATATCAAGTAATACAACCAGAAACGGTTCAGTATATAAATCTAAATCAAATCGTCTTAATATTTACTGAAGCACAACAAGGATATGTAGCCGTTACGTTTGGAGGTGATGGTACTGCAGGAAGTTCAGGTACGGCAGGTAGTGCAGGTTCAGCAGGAAGTGCAGGATCAAGTGGAACTTCAGGTGTAAATGGCGGTTTAACTCTACTTTATGAATATGATAGTGATACTTCAACAACAGGTGATCCAGGTAATGGATTATTAAGATTTGATTCAGCCGCAACAAGTGCAGGCGCAAGTAGTATAACAAGACTTACAATCGATAGTATTGATGATTATGGTACAGATGTATCTTCAGTTTATTCATTATTTGATGATGTGCAAACTGGAGGATTTTCTGCGATATTAAGAATAGTTAGAGTAATTGATGTTACAAATTGGATTATTGTTAAAGTAACAGGGACAACTACAAACGATGGAACACATGCAGAATTTACTGTAAGTCACGTAGCAAATAGTGGTGATTCGACAATCTTAACCGATGGTGATAAAGTAAATTTAGAATTTTTACAACCTGGATCTTCAGGAACTTCAGGTACATCTGGAACTGCAGGTTCCGCAGGGTCCGCTGGCAGTGCAGGTTCCGCAGGGTCCGCTGGCAGTGCAGGTTCCGCAGGGTCCGC